GGTCAGGTCCCTGTTCCATAGCGGCGATTGGATTGCGAGGCCACCGAGCGGCGGAACAAGTCTTGACCCGCCGGGCCGGATGCAACAGAAGGCGCGCACCGGCATTTCGGCCTCGTCCTTCGCGACGATACGGCGCGTCCCTAGCTCAGCTGGTTAGAGCACCTGACTTTTAATCAGGGGGTCCTGGGTTCGAGTCCCAGGGGACGTACCATCCGGTTTTCAAGCACTTACGAGGCGCTGGTGTTGAGAAACGAGGGGCCGTTTACAGCGGTTTTACACTCGCTTTTACACTCGCTGTTCACCCGGCGTTCTTGGCGGCGCGCTCTGCCTGCAGCTTCACGACGTTGTCGATCTTGTCCTGCGCCGAATCGGCCATCCGACGTCGGTCGGCCTGACGGCGGTAAATCTTGGCCGCCGCTTCCGAAGTCTGTTCCAGCTGGGACATGATCTCGCTGTCGCTCGCACCGGACAGGGCGAGTTCGACGCCCCGCGCGTGGCGGAGGCCGTGGATCGTCAGGGGGCAGTAGATTTGTTTGTCGTCGTCGACAGCCGCGCGGACCTTCCCCTCCTTGGCGAGGCGATCCATCAGCCGTTCGACGGCCTGGTTCAGCTGGCGTTCCTTCCAAGGTTCGCCGTCGGCGTTGTAGGCGATGGTCATGGCCCGGTTCGGGGTGCTGTCCAGCAGGGCCGTCAGACGACCATCTTCACGCTTGTCGCAGAGAACTTCGCGTTTTTCCGTGATCCAGTATAGGCGCGCTTGCATGACGCCGTCGGCGTTGCGGCGCTTCGGTCGGGCGTGACGCGGGATTCTGCAGATGGTGCCGCGCCGAAAACCGCCCCAGCGGCCTAGGGCGATCGCTCGCGCGAGGCCCGGCGTGTTCCGGCGCAGCGCGTCGGCAATGCCTGCCTCGACCTCGTAATCCTCCCACATGGGGTTCGCTTCGCCCGCGCCGTGGGGGCGCTTCACCCGTTCGACCTTGTGGAAGGGGTCGCCCTTGATCCGGTCGTCCGCGTCATCGGCGATCGCGGGCGCCAGAGCGTTGCGCAGCACCTGCATGTGCTTGTTCGCGGTGTTGTGCCCGCGCAGGGCCCAGGCGTCGCGCAGGCCGATGATCCAGCTGCGGGTGACATTGCCCAGCAGAACGTCACCGATGTCGGTCTCCATCTCGTCGATCATGTCGCCGTAGTCCTTGCGGGTGCGGGCCGCGAGGGTCACGAAATCGCTGGACTTGCGGTAGGCCTTCAGCATGCCGCCGACCGTGCCCGGCCGGGGCTGGCTGTTCGCCTTCTCGATCTTCAGGATCCTGCCGAGGATGGCCTCGACCTCGGCGCGCAGTTCCGGCGTGCCCTCGGCGCTGGCCAGCGGCCCTTCCCGATAGCCGCCCTTGCGGAAATACAGGTGCACCTGGCCGCCGGGCGTCGTGACCCGCTGGACATACCGGACCTTGATCAGGCCGTTCTCTTCCATTTGCCGCCCTTTTCGGCGCGCTGTCGGACCCGATCCAGGGCGGCCAGCGCAGCATCTTCACAGCTGTTTGCCGCCTCGACAGGGGCGGCGTCGCCATCCTTCGGGCCCGCGCCCGACTCTCGCAAGCCCTCGCCACGGGGGCGCAGGCCGGCCACCCACAGGTCGATCTCGGTTTTCCGCCACCGTTTGACGTTGGCCCCCAGGTCCACCGGCGCCACCGGGCACACCTTGGCCAGCGTCTCGCGGCAGATGCCGCCGACGTAGGCGCAGACCTGATCCTCGCTCATGAGCGAAGGCCACGCCTCGGGAATGTGGCGCGGGTGGCCGGGCGGGAAGAGGGGGCTGACGTTGGTCACGCGCGCGCGCTCTGCAGATGCGCCCGCACGTCGGCCACCTTGGCGGCGGCCTGGTCGAGGGCGTGCTGCTGGCCCTTCAGGTGCCGTTCCATGTCGGCCAGGTGGCACGACACGGGGATCGCCTCATTGCGCCCGCCGGGCAGTCCCCAGTCGTGATAGGCCTTGGCCGTCTCGAAATCGAAGACGCCGGCGTGCAGGAGGTCGTCCGTATAGCCGGCGACGCCGCCGGTCGGGCGGCGGCGATGCCATGCGCCCCAGTAGTGCGAGCGGATCAGCCAGGGGCCGTCGCTCTCGACCAGGGGGACCATCTTTCGGACGTCCGAAGAAAGGTCGACCGGGCGCACGCCCGTCTCGTTGCAGATGCCGCAGCCCTCGGCGCCGTGTCCGCTGGTGATGCAGATACAGTCGATCACGCGGCTTGCTCCTGTTCGACTGGCTGGAAGTGTTTCAGCCCTTCGGCCCGGCCGTAGCCGCAGGCGTCGCAGAACCACGGGTATTTACGATGCGGCTGGAAGACGTGCCGGACCGGCGACGGCGCCGGCCGGGGCAGGCGATCCTCCGCCAGAAGCAGGAGGGCGTTCAGCGCGCAGGCGTCGACCTCGCGATAGCCGCTGTCGGGGCAGTGATCCATCACCCGCTGACCGAAGCTCCAGCCGGTCCCCGCGCTGACGATCAGGCGCGCGAGGGTGACGTGCCTGATCCGAATGTGCATGTCGCCATGCGACCGGATGCGCTGCCCAATGGCGTCCAGCTGGCGTTTGGAAAGCGGCGCCGTCATGCGGCCTGCCCTTCCTGAACGAAGCGCACGTTGTGGGGGTGGCAGATCAGGGCGTGGCCGATGCCGGGGAAGGCGACGTGGACGTGGGCCGTCGTCGATTTGCCGGGGTGGACGATCTCGCCGCGCTTGCCGGTCCAGTCGCCCTCGTTGATCAGTTCGACGGTCGCCCCGATCTTCGGATCGAACCCGTAGGCGCGCCTGACGTAGCCATAGCCATCATCCGCCACAGACGGGACGCGGCGAACGCGGACCAGTTTCAGGAACTGCCGAAAGGTGCAGTCCCACGCGTCGCTGAACGACAGGTAGGCCTGGTAGATGGCCTTGCCGCGCGTCGGAGCGGAACGGACCTCCGTCGCCGTGTGCGGCCCCCAGCTGATGGTGACCTCGTAGAGTTTCCAACCGAGCAGCATCAGGCGCCGTCCAACGTGTAAGGATCGGTTACAGGTTCGGCGCGCTTCAACTGTTGAGGATCGCTCAAAAGTTCCGCCTCCCCGCTCTTGGTCAGGATGGTGAAGGCTTGGGTCTTAACCGCCCGAATGCGCCCTGCCGCCTGCCGGGTGATGTCGTCCCAGAGGCTTCCAGGCACCCACTCGCGACCCTCGCGCTGGTGGTCCTCAACCGCCTTTGCAGCCATTTCCAAGACGGCTTCCACCACCCTCTCGCCGCGGAGAGTGGCCATTTCGTTGGTCTCGGGATCGCGCAATCCTGCATCGCCAAGGATGGTGTGGATTTCGGCGTGAACGTCGCCTTCGACGCTTTCCGACCCGTCACCCTGCGTCCATGTCGTCAGACCAAGGGCTTCGCCCCACTGGCGCATTGTCCACGTGATGCCCTCCTGCACCTTGTCGTCATAGAGGTCCAAGTCCTCCCCCGCCCCCGTCGCGGCTGGGGCTTCCTTGGGGGTGGTGAGGGCGGCAATGCGGTTGCCCATGACGCAAATCTTGTCGTAGGCGCGCTGATAGACCTCAATCGGGATTTCGCCGTCGTATTCACCCGCTAGGACGCGGTTAAAAGCATCGTGCAGGGCGTCCATCTGACGGGGTGTGAGCGCGTCCGAACGATCCACCGCCCCGCCTTCCTCGCGCGCGGGGGCTACGGGAGGCCCCGACGACGGGGCGGTGAGGGCGGACGTAACTCGGGCTACAAAATCCCTTTGGGCCGCCGATTTTGCTTCGTCCAAAGTCAGATGAAAGCTGACCCTAGTCTGCGTGTCGTCAGCCTCTCGAATGATAAGTTGGAACGGGTTTTCTACCCACGATCCAAACTCTTGTATGGCGTATGTCGATCCAGTTGCGGGCGTTGCCCAGCCCGCCAACTGACCAATAGCCCGCCATTCAAGTGGCTTCACCGCCCCGCCTTCCTCGCGCGCGGGGGCTGGGGGAGGGGTGGCGAGGGCGTCTTTGATGTTGGGATGGAACGCAACCACGCTGAACGCCTCGTCGTCGTCCAGGCGACTGTCGAGTAGCTGCCGGGCAAGCCACTGACGCTGTTCTCCCGGCTTGTGCGGGCCGTCCAGTGAGATCGGCGGCAACGCCTCCCCACCCCCTACAGGAGCGGGGGCGCTGGTGAGGGCGCGACGGTTCCAAGCTCGGATCGCCTCCGCCTGGGCGTGAGGCTGACTGTGCCGATGATCGGCGCCGATCTTTTCGGCTCCACATTTCGGGCACCTGATCCGGCAAGCTGTTTCGCGGGGAATATCGCTGAACGCGACTTCTGGCGCGTGACCGCAGAACGGACAGGGCAGCAGCCCCTCAACCGGCACGGCCGGGGTGGTGTCAGCGTTCATTGGTGACGCTCCGGTATCCGCGCTCGAACTCGCTGCGATTGCGCGTGTTGTGGCTATACGGGTTGCTCTGGTTCATGGGCCGGCCGGTTTCGGCGCAGAGTTTTCCGTTCCGAAACGCCAGGCTTTCGTCGGCCGGGGTGGTGGTGTCTTGGGTCATGCCGCCACCTCGGGGGCCTGGCAGGCGGCGTCTTTAAGGGCGGCGGAGAGGATGGGGCGGAGGGCGTCGACCGCGCCTTCGCGGCCGTTCCAGATGTCGTTCAGGAGGTCGTGGTGGACCAGCACCATGCCGTCGCCGGGCTGGAGCCGGGCGCGGCGGGTGTCCGGCTCGATGGACATGACGACATAGCCTTCGGGGATGCCGAACGACCCGCCGCGCAGCAGCCAGGTGATGCGGCGGACCTCGACCCGGCCGGTGTAGGATTCGGTATCCGGCCACCATTCGTGCAGGCGCAGGGTATCGCCTTCGCGATAGTCGCGGTCGTCCAGGCGGAACTCCCACGTCTTCAGACCCTCGCGCACCGCGGCGAACGGGCCGGGCCAGGTCTTCAGGTCGTGGACGCTGTCGCGGGTTGCGTCGGTCATGCGGCGTCTCGGTGTTCTTGGCGGCGGTCGAGGGTTTCGAGGGCTTTCAGGCCGCCGAGGGTGAGGGTCAGGGCGTCTTCCCAGCGGGCGATCCAGCCGGCGCGGCGCATGTCGCGGACCGCGTGGCCAATGCGGATGCGTTCGATCTTTCGCCGGGCGCCTTCGTCGGCAGGATAGGCCCGGACCAGGTCGTTCAGGCTCTGGGGCCGTTCGCGGAGCAGGCGAAGGATCCTTGCCCGACGCCCGTCGGGCTTCAGCTGGTCGACGCAGAGGCGGGGCTCGGCCGTCATCACACCCTCATCGGCATGATGATGTTCAGGAAGTCGCCGTGTTCCGCGTCGGCGACCAGCGGTTCGAACCGCGTCGGCCCGGCTGGGCCGGTTGCGCGGATCAGGATGCGGTCGGCCCCGTGCAAGCCGAGGACCTGCTGAACGTAGCGGGCGTTGAAGCCGACCTCGAAGGCGCCGCCGTGGGTGATCTCGACCTCGATCTCTTCCTCGCCCTGGCCCTGGGTGGTGTTGCGGGCCGTCAGACGCAGCCGGTCATCCGCGAAATCCAGCTTGATCGGCAGGGTCCGGTCGTCGGTCACCAGGGCCGTGCGCTGGACCGCCGCCGCCAGCAGGGCGCGATCCACGATCACCTCGTTTTCCCAGTCGCGCGGGACGACGCGGACGTAGTCGGGGAAGGATCCATCGACCAGCTTGCTGGAGATAATCAGGTTCTCGACTTCCAGCCTGCACCCGGCGGGGCCGACGCGCAGCTGCACCTCGCCCGCGCGCCCGTCGAGCGCGCGGCTGAACTGCGCCAGGGCGTTGCTCGGGATAATGACGGCGTCCACGTCGCCGGTGTCGAAGGTCGCGGGCATTTCGGCCCAAGCCATGCGGTGGCCGTTGGTGGTGGCCATGCGCAGGTGGGTCGGACGGTCAGGCGAGCGATGGGTGTAGGCGCCGTGCAGGTAGTAGCGGACCGCCTCGGTGCTGACAGCCGAGGCGACGCGGTCGATCATCTGGGCCAGATCGACCGCCGACAGCGTCAGGGTGTGGGGCATGGTCCCGCTGGGCCACACAGGGAAGTCGCCCGCCGCCAGGGTCGGGAGATTGTAGCGCGATCGCCCGAACTGGACCGTTGCGCGCGGATCGGCGTCACGATCCCACTGCAGCGTCAGGTCGGCGCCGCCGGGCGCGTGCCGGGCGATGTCAGACAGCAGGCCCGCCGGAACCGTGACCTGGCCCGGTTCGGCGATGACGGCCGGCACGGCGCAGCGCGCCTCGATGCTCTGATCCGTGGCGATGATCCAAACGAGACCATCCGCCACGTCCGTCTGGGCGTCGATCAGGACATTGCCCAGAATGGGGATGGTGTTCCGTTTCGGAGCCACGTTGACGGCCGTCGCGAGGGCCTTGGCCAGCGCGGCTTGTTCGATGGTCAGTTTCACAGTGATCCCACTCGCTTGGCGGCGGCCGCGATGGCCTTGGCCGCGTCTTCCAAATCTCGGACGGCGGTCAGCGGGCCCTGCGGCGCCGCCCTGATGATGGCCTCGGCGCTGGACACAGCGGCGGCCGCGTCATCCAGTTCGGCCTCGATGAATTTCACGTCGTCTGGGTCAGCGCCGTCCTGCATGTCGGACAGTTCGGCCTCCGCACTCTCCGCCGCGCCTTCGGCCATGCGCCGCTCATGCTGTTCGTCCAGCACGCCCGAACACAGGCTTTCGCCCCAGCGGCGGCCCCAGGCGGCGAGGTCGGCGTCGTTGCCGAAGTCGAGGGCGCGGTGCAGTTCGTAGCGGGCGCGGTCCAGACCGCCGCCTTCACCGGACACCGTGCTTTCCGACGGCCCGATGTGAGGCCAGGCGAACAGGGGCGTCTGGACGGCGCCGAGGGTGAGGGCGGCGGCCATGGTCAGATTTCGCCCAGGGCGGACATATAGAGGTCGAGGATGGCTTCCTCTTCCTGGCGCTTGGCGCGGTCCTGCTTGCGCAGACGCAGCACTTTGCGCAGGGCCTTCACGTCATAGCCGTCGCCCTTGGCCTCGGCGAAGACCTCATTCATGTCGTTCAGGATCGCCTGTTTGTCTTCGTCCAGGCGCTCAAGCCGTTCGATGATCGACCGAAGACGGCCCTGCGCCGAAGCGGTCAGGACGTCGGGGTTGGCGTCAAAGGATGCGTCATCAGCCATGTGGGCGTCTCCGTCAGGCGGCCAAGCGCACGACGCGCCGGCCCTTGGTTGCGTGGAAGGTGTGTTCACGACGGACGCCGTCGCGCCCCGTGACGATCTGGGTGTGGACGATGCTGCGAGCGTCCTTGCCGCGCGGCTTGGCGTAGGGCCGCGCAGAGGTCAGGGCCTTGCCCGGGTGCTTCTTCGGCAGAGACGCGGGGTCGCGTTCAGCGCGCATCTTCTCAAGAGCCGCCAGGCGCGCCCGCCGTTCGGAAACGGCGGCCTCGGCCTTGCGCGCCTTGAAGGCGAGGCGGCGGGATTGTTGTCGGGTCACAGGGTCAGGCTCCAGCAGGTGAGGGCCACGAAGGCCGCGAAGAAGAGGGGTTCGTGCGGGCGGTTCAGGGCCCACGACAGGATGCGGTGTGCGCTCATGACACCACCCGCAGGGCGGCGGGCGGACGGGCGGCGGGCCGGTCGATGACGACGGGGTTCAGGCAGACGGCGATGCCGGACCGGATAGCCTCGTAGTCGGTCGCCTCGATCCGATAGCCGCCGTCGGGCAGGCGCTGGCCCTTGCAGCGGGCGAGGGTCAGCAGGGCCGCCTGCAGCAGCTGGGGCGCGCCCAGGACCACGGCGGCCAACGGCCCCGCCAGGTCCTGCCCGGCCTGGCGCATGACCGGATCACCGTGGGCGGCGAGGGCGTTCTCGGCGGTGAAGAGGTGCGTCCCCTCGGCGTCGCTGATGACGACGCCGCCGGAGCCGGCCGGATCGCCCGAGGCGGTCCAGGGGGTTTTCAGGTCGAACAGCATCAGGCGGAGGCCAGGATGGTCGCGCCGTCGTCGGTCAGGGCCCAGCGGGAGGTGTCGATATGGACGTCGTAGCCCGACTGGACCTGAACCCAGCCGCGCATCTGGGCCCGGCGCAGCCAGGTCCAGGCCTCGTTGGGGGACGCCTCGACCAGGGCGGCGACGTCGACGACGTGCGGGTGGCCGCCGCCTTCGGCGAGGTGGGCCCGGATGGCGTGCATGACCCGCATGACGGGGGTTCCGGTGCGCAGACCGGCCGGGGCCGGCAGGGCCTGACGCAACGCGTCGGCCATGGCCATCATCTGGCCCAGCTCGCGCCGGGCGCGTTCCTGCATCGCGGCGCTGGGCGCGCCGGTCAGGGCGCTGGCCACCCGAAGGGCGGCGGCGCGGACGGCGGCGACCTGGCGGGTCGCCTCGACCGGGACGGACGGGGCGACGGTAGGCGCGACCGGCGGCGCGGCCATGGCGGCTGCACTCATGACAGACCTCTCTTGAACGGGGTGCGTGGCCCGGCCGCGATGTCGGGGGGCGACCATCGGCCGGGCCACGCTGTCCGCGACGGGGGGTGTCGCCACGGAGGGTTGAGAGAGGGCCACGACCGAAACCGTCGCAGCGCCATGGGAGATCAGTCGCCCGAAGGCCCCGTCTTCCGTCGATGTGGCGTTGCTTTCCAGCATGTCGCTCCCTCTCGATGAGAAGGAACGTAGAATGGGAAATATCCCACTGTCAACGCATCAAGTGGGAAAAATCCTATCCTCATTTCCCACGAATATCCCTTTTGACCTGCAACCCCTTTAGGGGTTGAGTTATGAAAGGGCAGAGCAGGGGGGAAGATTTGCCGGTTCTACTTACGGCGTTGGCCATGGGTCTCGCGCTTCAGTCGCAGACTGATCGCAGCATAATCGTCCTCGACTATGACGAGAATCGTCTAATGGCCGTGGACCGGAACTCGATCCGCTGGTCTGCCGAAGGCCCTTCGGCCGACTTCATCATAATCCAGGGCCGCCCCCGCGCTGTCGACGGCCGCACCTATCAGACTGCAATCCATAGACTGACTATGGATTGCGACGGTCGCCGGGCGCGGTTCGGCTCGACAGAGTTCCTTACGCTCGATGCGCAACGCGTGAAACGCCTCGAAGAAGGTAGCCCGGATTGGACGGCAGCTGGCCCTTCATCCGCCTTGGAAGGCGCTTTAGACGTCGTGTGTCGGAACCAGTTACCTTCCCCCAGTTCCCAACCGGTCACAGCCATCGTTTCCCTCGGCACGCTCTACATGCGAGTGCTCGAGCAGATGGAAGGCGAGAAGTCAGGCAGCTAGGCCGCCCCGTTGGATGACCCGCCGCGCGTGCAGCGGGGGGACAATGGAGATGATCTCCGCCACCCAAGCCAAGGTCACGTTCTCGCGCAGGGGGCCGGACAGCGAAGCCAGGTTGAACTTGCCCGGCTCGGTCCCCTTCTGCAGGCGCTTTATCAGCACCTCGCCCGTGTCCAGCTGGCAGACGACGACCTGGTTCATCATGTCGGCCCGAGGGGACGGGGAGTGGCCGTCGATCCAGACCAAGGATCCATCTTCGGCGAAGAAGGGCATGGAGTAGCCCTTGATCTCGACGGGCTGCGCATCTGGCGAAGCGTCGGCCGGCAAGGGCGCATAGTCGCCGGTCCCCTGGCCTTCGGCGAACAGGATCGCCCCTTCGGGATCAGCGCCAGCATAGCCGATGATCTCGCGATAGTCGCTCTTGCGCGGCTGTGCTGTTCCGCGCGGCTGGATCAGGTCGGCGGTCTCCATGTCGAGGCCCATCGCAACCTTGTCGAGATTCGCGCCTCGGACGGACCTCTTCTTGCCCTGGAGGATGTCGTTGATGAAACCGCGCTCCAGGCCGCCGCGGCGAGCGGCCTCGAACGGATTGCGGTCCAGGTCCTTTAAACGGCGACGGATAGTTTCGGCCAGGTCGGGCATGTGGGAAATATCCGACACATGACCGTGAAATGCGCGTGGGAACATTCCCATTGACGGAGTGGGAAATATCCCACTACCATGCGCGTCATGGAAGAAGAACTCCGTAGTCATCTCGTCACCTGCGCGAACGCGTATGCTGCCGCCGCCGTCCTGTCGCTCACGACGGTCGGTGGTCGCGCGGCGAATGACTGGCGTTTCTTCGACCGTGTCGCCGCCGGGGCAGGCTTCACCGTCAGCAAGTATGACGAAGTGGTCGGCTGGTTCTCTGCGAACTGGCCCGCCGAAACGGCATGGCCTGCCGATGTGCCGCGTCCCGAAGTCGCGGCGGCTCCGCCTCCCCCCGGCGAGGCCGCCGCATGAGCCGCTACGCCCTGCCGGACCTTGAGCTTCGGATCGTCGATCTGGCGTGCGCCTATCGCGATGCCCGCGCCGCCTACGGGGTGGCCGGTCGTCAAGCCAGGGTGGCGGCCGTTCGGCTGGCTGCGACGCTGGATCGCTATGCCGAGCGCCTGCGGTCCGACCCGTCCGTCAATCCTGCGGCGGATCGAACCTGGGATCGACCAGAAGCGCCCGCATGCGCGCGAGGGTCTGATGACGCAGGTCGTTCCGAGCCGTGGTCCGATCCTGCGGACGCAGGTCGTCATGAAGTCGCAGAAGCTCGTCGTCCAGAACGCCGGGATGAAGCCGATGCATGACGCCCAGCATCGCCACCACGAGGCCTTCGGCCGTGGCAGCCCGCAGGAGCGCGGCTTCGAGAAGTTCGCGGTCCGTGGCGTCGGACAGGTGGTCGGCGTCATCCATGCGAAGGGGCCCCCTGGGTCGCGGAGCGGGATCGGCCGCGCGGATCGCGCGGCGAAGAATTCAGACAGCACAGCCGGTTCTCCCGGTCTTGTTGATTTTCCCGAAGCGTCACCGTTCGCGGAGAGGGTGTCAAGCCCGGCCGTGACAACCCGGACGCCGGCCTAGAGCGGCCCAAAAACCGACGGGCCGACATACGGCCCGCGACCCCCCGAAAGACGCCCGCGAGAGGCGTCCGCCTGGTCGGCGGCGGGGTGATCTCGAAGACACAACAAGTCACGCGGGGCCAGGAGGCAGGCCCCCGGCGACGCATCATTCGGGGGACGGCATGGCCGCCTTTGACTACGCACGGCTGCGCGCGACGCTGGCCGATCATGTAACCGCGTCCTGGCCGGTCGCCCGCATGACCATTCTGGTCGACGGCCACCGGGACGGCCTGTCGTTCGGCGACATCGCCACGAAGACGGGAATGACCCGCAGCGCCTGTATCGGCAAGGGCAGTCGCCTGGGCCTGCCGCCGCGCGCGCCGCAGCCCGGCCAGATGACCACGCCGCGCGTGCCGCGCGCCGCCCCTGTCGCGGCCGCGAAGGCGCCGGCCATGCCCGCGCTGCCCCAACCCCGGCCGAGCGAGCGCCGCCACCTTAGCCGCGACGAGATCAAGGCCGCGCTGGCCCTGCCGGGCACGGCGCCGGTGATGATCAGCGCCCTGTCGTCGCGTCAGTGCCGGTGGCCGGTGGGCGATCCGCGTGATCGGGATTTCAGCTTCTGCGGGCGCCTGAAACCGCTGGCGGGGCCGTATTGCGCCGCCCACGCCGCCTGCGCCGTCAACGCCGAGGAATCGGCCAAGGCCCGCAAATCCCTGCGCCGTCAGCGCCGCTACTTCCAGGAGGTGGCGTGATGGGCGCCCAGATGAACACCGCCGCGCCAGAAACCCTGGCGCCGGACGCCCTGCGGCCCGACGAGAAGATCGTCGACCTGTTCGCCGGCGGCGGCGGGGCGTCGACCGCCATCCTGATGGCGACGGGCCGTCATCCCGACCTGGCGGTGAACCACGATCCCGAGGCGGTGGCCCTGCACACCGTCAACCATCCGACGACGAAACACTATTGCTGCGACGTGTTCGAGGTCGATCCGGTCGAGGCCTGTTCGGATGCGCACGGCAATCTGATGAACGTCGGCCTGCTGTGGGCGTCCCCGGACTGCACCCACCATTCCAAGGCGCGCGGCGGCAAGCCCGCCGACAAGAACATCCGCGCCCTGGCCTGGGTGGTGGTGAAGTGGGCGTCCAAGGTGAAGCCGCGCTGCATCTTCCTGGAGAATGTCGAGGAGTTTCAGGACTGGGGTCCGCTGGGCGAGGACAACCGGCCGATCAAGGAACGCCGGGGCGAAATCTTCCGCACCTGGGTCGGGCAGCTGGAGGCGCTGGGCTATCGCGTCGAATGGCGTGAACTGGTCGCCGCCGACTTTGGCGCCCCGACGACGCGCAAGCGGCTGTTCCTGGTCGCGCGCCGCGACGGACGGCCCATCGTCTGGCCGCAGCAGACGCACGCGCGGCGCGACCGGATCAAGGCCCCCACGCTGTTCGATCCGCCGATGAAGCCGTGGCGCGCCGCCGCCGAGATCATCGACTGGAACCTGCCGTGCCCGTCGATCTTCGACCGCAAGAAGCCGCTAGCCCCGAAGACGCAGAAGCGGATCGCCAAGGGGATCAAGAAGTTCGTCATCGACGCGAAGACGCCGTTCATCGTGCCGGTCATCAACGGAACCTGGAACCCGGAGCGCAGCTGGCCGTCCACCGAGCCGCTGCGGACCGTCACAGCATCGAACGGTGGTGACTATGCGTTTGTCGAGCCGTCCTATGAAGCGATGGGTGGGGCGGTGGTCGGCACGGACAACACGTCCACGCGCGCCTCCCGCGCGTTCGACCCGCAGGATCCTCTGCGGACCGTGACGTCCATGGGCGGCTTCGGGGTCGCCGCGGCGCATATCACCAAGTTCCGCGCGGACAGCACGGGCGCGGACGCCGAAGAGCCCCTGCCGACCGTGACGGCGAACAGCTTCGTCAAGCGCCCCGGCTGTGGCGTGCCGCTGGCGCCGGTGGTGGCCCACGTCACCAAGTTCAGCGAGAACTCGACCGGGACCGATCCGTCCGATCCCTTGCACACCGCCATGGCCGGAGCCCCGCGCCACGGACTGGTGACCGCGCATCTGGGCCGCCAGTTCGGGACGGCCGTCGGCCGCGACATGGCCGATCCCCATCCGACGGTGATGACCGACGGGGCCGGCGGCAAGAGCTATGTCGCAAGCGCCTGTCTGACCTCCTATTACGGGAACGGCGACGGTCATCCGGTCGACCGGCCCATGCCGACGGTGGTGACGAAAGACCGCCACGCGCCGGTCACGGCCTTCATGGAACAGGCGAACACGGGCGTCATCGGCCACGGCGCCGATGCGCCGGTCAGCACGATCCTGGCGGCGGGCAGTCATCAGCGGCCGGTGGTGCTGTCGCTGGAGGCGCTGGAAGGCGAGCCTGGATCACGCCGGGCGGCCGTCCTGGCCTTCCTGCGCGCCGAGTTCGGGGAGCCGACCGAGGCCGAAAAGGCGGACCCGCTGACCACGGCCCGCGCGCGCCTGCGGTTCGGCCTGGTCTATGTCGGCGACGACCTGTGGCAGATCGCCGACATCGGCATGCGGATGCTGACGCCCCGCGAGCTTTACGGGGCCCAGGGCTTCCCCGACGACTACATCATCGACCGCACGGTCGAGGGCCGTCCGCTGACGAAGGCGGCCCAGACGCGGATGGCCGGGAACAGCGTCAGCCCGCCCCCGGCCGCCGCCCTGATCGCGGCCAATGACCCGCTGCTGGCGCGCCGCGCGAGGGCCGCCTGATGCGCGGTGGTCCCGATTATCTGGACGCCCACGCGTGGCCGTCGGGCGATCCGCCGATGTTCGGCCGCCGTGGCCGGGCGCAGCCGCTGGACGACCTGCCGGCGCGCGATGCGGCCCCGGCCGAGACCTTCACCGTGCCGGTCGAGCTTGTCCTCTACGCCGTCAACGCCACGGGGCAGATGTTCCTGCGCCGCTGGCGGGAGAAGGGCGCGACCTTCGTCGCCACGGCCAAGGTCTGGCGCATGGGCGACCGGCTGGTCGCCGACGTCGCGTTCCGCTGGCCCGTTGGGCCGGAAAAGCAGACGGGCCTGATCGTCCAGCTGGGCGTGCACCTGTGGGAAAGCCTGGCGGAGGACGCCCGATGAACGCGCATGCCGATTACGACGCCTTTATCGCGGCCAAGGCCCCGCCCGCGAAGGACATGGGGTTCGACATCGACCCGGACCGCATCAATCCGGCGATGAAGCCGCATGCCGCGGCGCTGACGCTGTGGGGCGTGCGCGGCGGGCGCCGGGGGTATTTCACCGCCTTCGGCCTGGGCAAGACGACGATCCAGCTGGAGACCGGCCGCATCATCCTGGAAGAAGCCGCGCGCGCGCACGGCATGGACCGGCGCGGCCTGATCGTGCTGCCGCTGGGGGTCAAACAGGAGTTCCGCAAGGACGCGGTCAACATCCTGGGCTGGCGCGAGCCGCCGCGGTTCATCCAGTCGATGGACGACGCCGGCGAAGGCATCAGCCTGACCAACTATGAGAGCGTGCGCGAGGGCAAGATCGATCCCGCCGCCTTTACCTGGGCGTCGCTGGACGAGGCCAGCTGCCTGCGGTCGTTCGGATCGAAGACGTTCCAGACCTTCATGCCGCTGTTCGGCCAGACGCCGTATCGGCATGTCGCCACGGCCACGCCCAGCCCCAACCGGTTCAAGGAACTGATCCATTACGCCGGGTTCCTGGGGGTGATGGACACCGGCCAGGCCCTGACCCGCTTCTTCCGGCGCAACAGCGAGAAGGCGGGCGACCTGACGCTGTATCCCCACAAGGAGCGTGAGTTCTGGCTCTGGGTGAACAGCTGGGCCGCCTTCGTCCAGAAGCCGTCGGACATCGGCTTCTCTGACGAGGGCTATGAGATGCCCGAGATGGCCGTCCGCTGGCATGAGGTGCAGGCGGACCTCGGCGGCGTCGATATCGACCGGCGGGGCCAGCAGGCCCTGTTCCGGTCCGCCGCCCTGGGCCTGCAACAGGCCGCGCGCGAGCGGCGCGACACCCTGCCGGCGCGGATCGCCAAGGCCGTCGAAATCCGTCAGGCCAGCCCGGAGGACCATTTCGTCCTGTGGCACGACCTTGAGGACGAGCGGCGGGCGCTGGAGGCGGCGCTGCCGCAGGTGACGTCCGTCTATGGCACCCAGGAGATGACCGCGCGGGAACAGGCGGTCGACGACTTCTCGGAAGGGCGGATCACCGACCTGGCCGCCAAGCCCGTGATGCTGGGCTCGGGCTGCAATCTGCAGCGCCATTGCCACCGCGCCGTCTTCGTCGGCGTGGGCTTCAAATTCAACGACTTCATTCAGGCCTGTTTCAGGCTCCAGCGGTTCGGCCAGACCCGCCTGGTCGAGATCGACATCGTCTATGCCGAGACCGAACGGGAAGTGCGCCGGGACCTGGAAGCGAAATGGGCGCGCGACCGGGAGCTTCGCCAGACCATGAGCGAGATCATTCAGAAATACGGCCTGGGCCACCGCGAAATGGCGGCCGAGATCGAGCGGGCGCGCGGCGTCACGCGGATCGAGGCGTCGGGCCGGGGCTGGCAGGTGGCGAACAACGACTGTGTCGAGGAGACGCGGTCGATGGACGCGGACAGCGTCGATCTGATCGTGACGTCGATCCCCTTCAGCAATCACTATGAGTATACGCCGAACTACAACGATTTCGGCCACACGGACGACGACGAACACTTCTTCGCGCAGATGGACTTCCTGACGACGGAGCTATTCCGTGTCCTGAAGCCGGGCCGCATCGCCGCCATCCACGTCAAGGACAGGATCCTGTTCGGATCGGTGACCGGCTACGGCCGGCCAAGCGTCAACCCGTTCCACGCCAAGACGCTGTTCCACTTCCAGAAGCACGGCTTCGTCTTCGCCGGCATGGTGCACGTCAACACGGACGTCGTGCGCGAGAACAACCAGACCTATCGGCTGACGTATGGCGAGATGTGCAAGGACGGCTCGCGCATGGGCGTCGGCTCGCCCGAATACGTCCTGCTGATGTTCAAGCCCCAGACCGACCGCAGAGACGGATACGCCGACGAGCGGGTGGCCAAGGACAAGGCGGACTACAGCCTGGCCCGGTGGCAGATCGACGCCCACGCCCACTGGCGGTCGTCGGGCGAGCGGCTGCTGACGCCGGAGGAACTGGCCGCCCTGCCGGTCAATGTGCTGGTCAAGACCTTCGCCCAGGAGAGCGTGAAGGCGGTCTATGATTATGAGACCCACGTCCGGATCGGCGAGGAGCTGGACTTGCGCGGGGTGCTGCCGCGCACCTTCATGGCGCTGGCGGCGGGGTCGACCAATCCGGACACCTGGCACGACGTCAACCGGATGCGGACCCTGAACGGCGAGCAGTCGAAGCGGGGTCTGGAAAACCACATCTGCCCGCTGCAGTTCGACATCGTCGACCGGCTGATCGTGCGTTATTCGCAGAAGGGCGAACTGGTCTATGACCCGTTCGGCGGCCTGTTCACCGTCCCCTATCGCGCCTTGAAGCTGGGCCGGCGCGGCCGGGCGGCCGAACTGAACACCGGCTATTTCCTGGACGGCGTCGGCTATCTGGAGGCGATGCAGCGTGAAGTCGGCATGCCGACGCTGTTCGACATCCTGGACGCCGAGCGTGAACCGGGCCTGCACCCGGCCAAGGAGGAGCCGTCGGCGGTCGCGCAGCTGGAGTTTCCGGCGGAAGGCAGCGCCTGCGAGAAGGCCATGCTGGCCCTGCTGGCGGCGGATCGCCCGATGTCGGGCCGGGAGGTGGCGGACAAGATCAAGGAATGCACCCCCTATGTCGCCCGGGACATGTCGCGTCTGGCCAAGCTGGGGATCGTCGAAAACCTGAACCCCGGTCAGCGGCACGCGCAATATGTGCTGACGGCGGCCGCGCGCGCCCAGCTGGCCCCGAAGCGTGCCGAGGCGGCATGATCCCGTCGACCTCGGCCAGCTATCCGGTGCGCGGCGCCGCCAATGAGTCCGGCGTGGACTATGCGCTGGCCTTGGCCTTTGTGGATGCGCCCACGGTCGCCGCCGCCGGCGCGATCGCGGCGGCCATGGCCGAACAACACGGCGATCCGGCGATGCAGGCGTGCTGCGGCATGCTGGAAAACGCCTGGTTCGGGCGTCGCCTGCGCGTTCGGCGCTGGGCCCCCGCCACGGACGGGTGGCGCGAATGATGCGCCTGCCCGAAGCCCAGATCGCCAAGGGGGCCTATGCCCTGCTGGCGGCGTCACGCGGGATGCAGGTCGAAGACCTGAACGATCACGACCGGATGTCGGCCCTGACACAGTTCGGCGATCAGGCCAGGGCGGTGTTAGCGGCCGCCGGCCTGCCGCCGTTGCCCCATAGCATTGAGGCCGAACACGCTCTGCTGGGCGCGCTGCTGTATGACAACACCGTCTATGAGCGCCTGCCCGAGGGCATCAGCGAAGCCACGTTCTTCGAGGCGTTCCACGGATCGCTGTGGGCGGAGATCGAGAAGGCGATCCGCCAGGGCCTGCTGGCCGATCCGACGCTGATGGCGACGCGCTTCGCCAATCATCCGGCCTTCGAGGCGTTCGGGGGGTTCGCGTATCTGGCCCTGCTGGTCGATCGCGCGCCGCCGTCGTTCAACGCCCGCGACTACGCCCTGACGCTGCTGGAGACGCAGCGGCGGCGCGACCTGCTGCATATCGGGTCCGGCCTGATCTGTGATTCCGCTGACGGCACGCGCGACAGCCGCGAAAGCGGCGAGGCGGCCGAGGCGGAGCTTTTCCGCACCCTGGGCGCTGGTCTGGGCCCGGGGCAGGGCGTCGTCAGCTTCCAGCACGCCCTGACCGGGGCGGTGGAGATGGCGGCCGCCGCCTATGGCCGCGACGGCGCGCTGTCGGGCCTGGCCACCGAACTTGCCGATCTGGACCAGAAGCTGGGCGGGCTGCACCCGTCGGACCTGCTGATCGTGGCGGGACGCCCGTCGATGGGCAAGACGGCGCTGGCGACGAACATCGCCTTCAACATCGCGCGCCGGTATCGGTGGGAAGCCGATCCGGAGGCCCCGGCCGGGCAGCGCACCGTCGCCGGCGGCCGGGTGCTGTTCTATTCGCTGGAGATGAGCGCCGAGCAGCTGGCGCTGCGCGTGCTGGCGGACGCCGCAGGCGTGTCGGGCGACCGCATCCGCAAGGGCGAGATCGACGCGGCCGATTACGACCGCATCCGCGAAGCCGCCATCGAGATCGGGGAGGCGCCGCTCTACATCGACGCGACCGGCGGCCTGGGGATCGCCAAGCTGGCCGCCCGCGCGCGCCGCCAGATGCGCAAGACGGGCCTGGACCTGATCGTGGTCGACTATCTGCAGCTGGTGACGGTGGCGGGCCTGCGCCCCGGCGCCAACCGGGTGGAGATCGTGGCCGAGATCACCGGCGGGCTGAAGGCCCTGGCCAAGGAACTGAACGTCCCGATCATCGCCTTGTCGCAGCTGTCGCGTCAGGTCGAGCAGCGCGAGGACAAGCGGCCCCAGCTGTCGGACCTGCGCGAAAGCGGCTCCATCGAGCAGGACGCCGACTGCGTCATGTTCGTCTATCGCGAGGCCTACTACCTGGAGCGCGCGGAGCCGAAGGAAGGCTCCGAAGAGCATCTGAAGTGGCAGGAAGACCTGACCGTCGCCGCGAACCGCGCCGAGGTCATCGTGGGCAAGGCCCGCCACGGCCCCATCGGCTCGGTCCTGCTGGCCTTCAGTCCCGACCTGACCCGTTTCGGCAACCTCGCCGCCGACCATTACAACCGGAGTTACTGATGAACGCGGACCCAGCGCGCCCATCGCCGCTTACCCCGCCCGACTGCGACCTGTCGGGCTATGACTGGTTTCCCCTGAAGCACAAACGCCTGCTGCGCTCGGCGTGGTGGCTGCGCGCGAGCGATCGCGCCAAGGCCCTGAACTTCGAACTGTGGTGTGCCGCCTATCAGGAGACGCCGGCGGCCAGTCTGCCGGACGACGATCTGGCGCTGTCGGACATGGTGGGGTTCGGCCGCCGGGACCTGACGGCCTGGCTGGCGGTCAAGGATGAGGTCATGGCCCCGTGGACGCTGTGCAGCGACGGCCGGTGGTATCACCCCACCCTGGCCGAGGTCGCAAACGACGCCTGGGCCAGCCGTCAGGAAGCTCTGAAGGCCCGCGAGGCCGAGCGGGAACGCAAGCGGCAGGCGCGCGGGTCCGGCGGAAAAGGCGACATGTCCGCCGGACATGAGGCGTTGTCCGGCGGACGTCCGGCGGACACAGGCCGGACGTCCGGGGCCGAGGCGGCGGACACCGACCGGACGTCCGGCGGATTTCCGCCGGAAAACGCTCTGAAAGGACAAGACAGGACAGGAGAAGAGAAGGGTGAAGCTGACGCTTCCCCCTCTGACGCGCGCTGCGCGCCGGAGGGAGGGCTGAAGGCCGAGTTCGACCGACTGCGAAAGCTGTATGCCGACATCGCGCCGGGTCGAGGGTCGCCCCGCAAGGCCGAAGAGGCGTTCGCGGCCCTGACGCCGGACGACCGCGCCGCGCTGGTCGGCGCCGCGCGGCGCTACGGCGAGACGCGGCCGTGGGGGTCGAACGGCCCGGTCGGGCTTGAGCGGTTCATCGCGGACGACATCTGGCGCGACTTCGCGGTGACGGCGTCGGTGACGGACATCGTCTGGCGCGGGCCGGCCGATCTGCGCGCGGCGGTGGTGGCGGAGACCAGCGAGGCCTTCGCCCGGTCCTACCTCGACCCGGCGGAATGGCGCGATCCCAGGCATGACCGGCAGATGGCGGTGATCGCCCTGACCCCGCTGGCGGCGGCCAAGCTGCGGCCCCTGAAGGCGATGGCCCAGGTCGCGATCCAGGACCCGATCCTGCCCCGGAGGACCGCATGAGCAGGATCCTTTCGTCCGACCGCGACTGCCTGACCATCCTGTGCGCCATGGTCATGCCCAGCGAAGCCGCGGCCCCGGCCGCCAGCCTGGAATGGCGGGCGATCCGCATGGCCTGGCTGGACGCCCTGGCCGAGATCGGAATGACCGAGGAGGAGGCCCGCCGCCTCGCCTCCGACCATCGGCGCAACGCCCTGACCGCCCTGACCCTCAAGCCCGCCGGAGGCCAACCGTGAGCGCCGCTCGCAAGATCGACATGTATAAACCCGGTTACGAGGGCCCCCGCGCCGAAGGCCGGATGACGCCCCTGGAGCATGAGCGGTTCGTCCGCTTCAGCGAGCCGCTGATCAAACGGCTGCATGACGCCATGCTGACGCTGGGTGCCCTGTCGGCGGACCGGATGGGCGGAGGCTCGACCTGGCCGGAATACGTCCACACCTTCGCCGACCGGGTGGGGTGGGACGCCGAGGTCGCGACACCGCAGGTCCGGTTCAAGCCGACGTCGGCGCAGCTGGACGACTTTCTGCCGACGATGGCGTTGCTGGAGGGTCTGTCGCCGGCCTTCACCAAGGTGCTGGCGCTGCGGGCCGTCGGCGAGAAGGTGGGCGGTTTCAGCTATGCCGTCATCGGCGAGCGGTTCGGTCGGCCGGAGGCCTGGGCGCGCCGCGTCTATGCGGCGGTGGTGATTCTGGCGGCGCGCCGTGCGGGGCTGCTGGACCCCGCGCCGAAAGGCTGGGCGGTGGTGGTGGCCGGCGTCCGGATGGGCGGGTGGAAAACCTACATCACCACGGCGCGGGACCCGCAGGCGGCGCTGTATGACCTGCGGGCCAAGTCGCCGGTCGAGATCGAAAGCGCCTTCGCCTTCTGGACGGCGGGCAAGCCGGAGGCGGCGCATCTGGCCAAGCGGGCGCGCGCCAACCTGCTGGGCCGGGTCAGTCACGGGTCGTGGCACCTGTTGTCGCCGGAAGACATGGCCGACCTGCTGATGGTCGAGCAGACGGCCGCCGAGCGCCCCTACGAGATCGAAACCCTGCCCCTGCCGAAGGCGAAGCGCACGGCGCGCAACGCCTCGCGAATGATGGCGGCCGGAACGGAAGGAGATGAAGGTTGAGCGAGGTGACGATGACGGAGGTCGCATCGACCACGACGGCGCTGGACCGGCTGATCCAGGGGGATGACCCCATGCTGGATCGGATCGGTCGCATCGTCGTCGACTGCTGGGAGCGCGGCGAGATCGGCGGGCTGGCCGTCGGGGAGTTTCCCGCCTGCGGGCGGGTGCTGGTCCCGACCGAGGTGCTGAACGACCTTCTGGCGGTGGCGCGGAGGGCGGCGGCATGAGCCCTGAGAACACCCACCCCACCTATGACGAGCGCGCTGAGGGCCTCGGGTTGCTTCGGATCGAGGAGGCCCCGCGCGACGGAACGGCCATCTATGTCACCGCCGAAGGCGAGCCGATGTATCGGATGAGTTGGAACCAGTTCGGCAAGAACGAACTGGTTCAGGCCGAGCGCGGCATTTGGTGGGGGAAGGACGGCGCCTTCACCTGGTCCGAGGCGCAGGGCCACGGCCCTACTCACTGGTGTCCGACCGATCATATTCTAGTCCAGCATCTGGAGGTCGTCGCATGAGCCGGGACCTGGCCATGAGGATCGCCCAGACGCTGCGGGCGAAGCGGTTCGACCTGGACGGGGAGAAGGCCTGTCAGGCGCAGATCGAGGAACACCTGCGCGCGACCCTGCCGGATTGCGAGGTCGAGCGGGAATACGCCCTGTCGGCCGAGGACCGGCCGGACTTCTTTGTGCGCGGCGTCGTCATCGAGGTGAAGATGAACAAGGCCCGGCCGCCCGAGATCGTGCGCCAGCTGCGGCGCTATGCCGTGCACGCGCAGGTGTCGTCGCTGATCCTGGCGACCAACCGGGCCGTGGCCCTGCCGGGCATGATCGCCGGCAAGCCGGTGGTCAATGTCAGCTTGGGGAGAGGGTGGCTGTGAGCGATCGCACCTATGGCGCCCTGACGCTGACCGAACGCGGCTGGATGATGGGCGGGCTGGAACCCCATGTGAAGATCAAGCTGAAGGCGCTGTTCACCCAAATCCCCAAGGGCGACGGGGGACCTTACCGCTTCCATGACACGCCCGAACGGTGCGCGGACCTGGCGTGGTTCGAGAGCCGGTATCCGATGGCCATGTCCAAGGCCGACCGCGCCAGCCTGAAACGCGGGGTCGAACGGCATCGCGCGATCGCGGCCGAGGTCGAGCGTATCCGGTCCGAAGCCTGGACCCCGCCGCTGTTCGCCGGGCTGCGCGCCGGGCAGGAGGTCCGCGACCACCAGGCGCGCGCGGCGGGCATGCTGGCCCGCGTGGGCGGCCTGCTGGTCGGGGACGAGGTCGGGGAGGGAAAGACCTATACGACCGGCGCGGCGTGCCTGATCGAAGGCGCGCTGCCGGCGGTGGTGGTGTGCCTGCCGCACCTGCGCGAACAGTGGGCGAAGAAGCTGCGCGAGTTCACCACCCTGTCGGTGAAGGTGCTGAAGGGGACGAAGCCCCATGCGACCGCCGCGACCGACGTGACCATTCTGGCCTACAGCCAGTTGGACGGGTGGGCCGATGTGCTGGAGGCGCAGCCCATCGGCCTGATCGCCTTCGACGAGATGCAGGAGCTTCGCCGCGGCGAGGCGACGAACAAGGGCATGGCCGCCGCGCGACTGACGGCCGTGGCCGGATACCGGCTGGGGCTGACCGCCACGCCGATCTATAACTATGGCGACGAAATCTGGCAGGTGATGCGCCTGTTGCGGCCCGACGTGCTGGGCGACCGGGACGGCTTCCTGCGCGAATGGTGCACGTCGCTGGGCAACGGCAAGGCGCGGGTGAACGACCCGCGCGCGCTGGGGACCTATCTGAAGGACAGCCACGCCTTCACCCGAAAGACCAAGGATCGGGCGAACGCCCCGAACGTCATCGTCCGGACGGTGCGACATGACGCGGCGGCGCTGGCGGACATCGAGGGCATGGCTCGCGCCCTGGCCCAGATCGCGACCACGGGGGCCTTCACCGAGCGTGGCGAGGCGGTCCGCAAGCTGGACATGCTCGCCCGGCAGGCCACCGGCAAGGCCAAGGCCCGCGAGGTCGCCGCCTATGTCAGGGTGCTGGTCGAGGCGGGCGAGCCGGTGGTGCTGTTCGGCTGGCACCGCGAGGTCTACGACATCTGGCTGGAGGCGCTGCGCGACCTGAAACCGGCGATGTTCACCGGGAGCGAGAGCCCCAAGGCCAAGGCGAACGCCATTGAGGCCTTCCAGTCGGGGCTGACGGACATCCTGATCATGAGCCTGCGATCCGGGGCAGGGATCGACGGCATCCAGCATCGCGCGTCGACGGTGGTGTTCGGCGAACTGGACTGGTCGCCGGGTGTGCATCACCAGTGCATCGGGCGTCTGGACCGGGAGGGGCAGCGCTGCTGGCCCGAGGCGGTGACGGCCCTGTATCTGGTCGCCGAGGACGGATCAGACCCGCCGATCATGGAGGTGCTGGGCGCCAAGGCCAGCCAGGCGCGCAACATCGTCGATCCGTCCCTGGGCGTGCAGGCCGTGGCGTCCGACGACACGAAGCTGCGTGGCCTGGTCGACCGGTATCTGACCGCGAAGAGGGCGGCATGAGCGCCGTCGACACCGACTGGACGGGGCGGCCCATCAGCCATTGTCCGCCGAGCATGAGGCATGGCGCCCTTGATGACGCCTTCGCGCTGGCCATGACCCTTTGTCAGGGGTGGGGGCCACAATGCTCCGACGTGGGCGAGTGCATGCACGACGGCGAGTGTTTCGCCCGCGACCATGACGCCTTCGCCGCCACCCTGATCGACCGCCTGGCCGAGCAGGAGGTTTCACGACCGCGGGTGGCTGCGTCGTTGAAGCGAGCCGCGATGCTGTTGCGGCAAGATGCAGCGGCGCCGCCGCAGGAGGAACGATGACACCCTATCGCTACGCCGGCGAGGGTCGGGCCGTCGCCGGCTTCTCCGGCTGCGGCCGGTTTCGCTACAGCCTGCAATTCCGCCTGCGGGACCAGGGGCCGCGCGTCGCGGTGATCCTGTTGCATCCCATGCTGGGCAATGTCGATCACAAGGACGCGGAGACCGAGAAGGTGCTGGCCATCGGTCGGGCGCTGGGCTGGGGGACGGTCGAGATCGGGGGCCTGTTCGCGCGTCGGTGCAAGGTGTCGGCCGGGGCCCTGATCACGGCCGCCGATCCGGTGGGCCCGAGCAATGACGCGGCCCTGCGCAGCATGATGGCGTCCGCCGACCTGGTGATCGCGGCCTGGGGCGAAGTCTGGAACGCTCGGAGAAGGATCCGTGACCGCTGGCCCAAGGTGGTGCGGATCGCCGCCGAGGCGGGCGCGACCCTGTATTGCCTGGGGTTGGACCGTGACCGCCACCCCCTGCGGGCCCTGGTCGCCCGCGCCGTAACCCCTGAACCCTGGAGCGTGCCTGATGACGACTGAACAGAAACCCCGGTGGCGCAAGATGGACAGCGGAGACTGGGCCTATGAGCGCGGGGAGGGGGAGGACGTCGTGCGTCTGGGGACGGTGGTGTTCCAGAACCTGGGCGGCGACCGCCAGTGGTTCAGCGTGTCGCGCCTGGCGAAGCATGGCCCGGAGGCCGGGACGCTGACGGCCTGCAAGCGCCGGGTGGAGGGGCTTTGGTGACCGCGACTTTTAACACTTCATAAACATTGGTGACGCTTACAATTGACGCGTCAGGTATTGGATACCGTTACAGAATACAAACGGCTTGTGACCGCGCAACGGGTGTGTCATTATGATGCACGACAAAGAGGTGGCGCTTGGCCGATCAGGATTTTCAGAACGACGGGGCAAGCGTGCGGACGCGCGCACAGCAGGACTTGGAAGTCCTGCGATCCCGCATTTCTGAAGCCGAATCGGGATTGTTGAAACTCAAGGAAGAAGAGCGTGATCTCCAGGCTTTCCTGAAGCGTCTCGAGCGCTATGAGCCTGATCTGTCGTCTGCACCCAAGGAGCTTGTTGAACCGTCAGTCCCGACGGTTAAGGGCGACGTGGCAGCACGAGCGTTGATGGTATCGCCTGGTCAACTTGCGCGCCCGTCGATAGTCGGCCCCACGACAGGATACTGGGCCGGCGCTTCTCGTCTTGTTGAAGCGACGCGGTTTGCATCTGACCGCGCCGGAAGGCTGAAGGTTACGGGGATAGGCGGCCCAAGCCGGGTCCTAGATGGTGTGATGCGCCCTGGTGTCGCTCGCCCTCGAACTCGGCGTCGTCAGATCACCGACTTCGTGTACCGTGCCATCGAGGTGTTGGATGGATCACATTCCACGCAATCGCTGGTCAACCTCATCCGCCATGACGCGGCGCTATATTCGTTCCTCGGCACCAATGCGCCAGGCACTCTTTCCAGCTACCTGTCCCGTGACCCGCGTTTCGTCTTCGAACGCGGCGAGAACGGGGGCTGGCGGCTTGCGACCCCTGACGAAATCGCGAACGCCGACCAAGGCGGCGCGGACGAGGAGCGTCAGAACCAGGAAGGAGCCGTGTCGGAATGATGCCCTGATCTCTCCCGGCGCGCCGACCGGCGCCACGGACGCGAGCGTGTTCGTAACAGGGAGTAAAAAGCAGGACGCCCCGCTCTTTGCCGGAGCGGGGCGACCAGGTCGAGCAGCCGCGCCGGTGGGCGCCCGCTAGACGTTTCACAGCCAATAGTTGGCACCCCCGGCGCATTTCCACAAGCTTTTATGGAGAAATGCGCCATGGGACACGTTCGTGTCCGGACTTACCGTCGTCGACGGTTCGGACGGATTGAAACCGTGTGCACCCATACGCGACGCTACCCGCGCCGCTGATAGGTGACACCAGGGAGCCCCGCCGCCACTTGGACGGCGGGGCTTTCCCCATGCCTTTCACGGTTCAGGGTTCAGGATAAGGCTGAAGGTTTGGTCGCAGGGCCTGATGCTGAAGAATGAGAAAGCCCGGCCTGTCGCGCGCACCATCTGCTTGATCTCTTCACGGTGGTCCGCCGGGCAGTTGAACCCGAAGATGATGCTGTCGATCACGACCGGATGCACCAGCATCGTCTTGTGCGCGCCCGCCGCCATGATGCACCGCCACTCCTGTTCATAGCGCCAGTGCGTCGCCTTGGTGCGCAGGGCGTTATAGACCTCGTCCCCGTTTTCGCCCGCGCTCATCAGGGGGATTCTGGGTCGCTCGTCGGTGTAGTGAACCTTCACCACGGCGTGCAGGTGCGAGATCGGCTCCTGCTCCAGCCTGAACCGGACACAGACGCCCCGGCCGTTATCGGCATAGTGCGCCCACATCGTGGGGCTGTCAGGGCTCTCGGTCAGGCAGTAGACGCCCAGTTCGGCCGTCGTCGCCCGCGCGGCCTGCTTGAGGAGGGCGCTAAGTTGGGCGCGCGTGTATCGGGGGAAGTTCAGCGCCGCCTCGCGGGCCATCTCTGGCGGCAGAAGACTGGCCAGACGCCGGAGCATCTTCTTCGTTTCAAACTCCCACTTCAGCCGGGACTGTGGCTCCTCCGGCGAGGGGTAGCTGTCGAACGGATCGTTGAAGTCGAGGGGACTGCTGAGCCAGACCTTGCCGTGCGTCACCAGATCGGTGAGCCATGCCATGCGCTGCCGGTGGTCATCGTCACCATGCCCAAGAGGCAGGTATTTGTAGAGCGGCCCGTTCGGCCGGAGGTTCAGGTCAGGCGTTTCGTCGCTCATGCCGTCACATATCGCGAAATCTACTAGTTGACGAAAACACCTAGTAGATGGCATATCTTCGATAACTTCGGCGATAGCTGTGAACGGGTGGCCCCAGGGCCGCCCGTTTTGCGTTTCTGGCGTTGTTTTTGCTGGATAATCCGCCGACCCACCTCAATCGACCGGGTCGCCATGATCGACGATGACCAGCGCGGCTTTCGCCGTGGTCCGGACGGCGAACTGCTGTTCTATGGCTGGGCCGTGTTCGGCCACATCCTGCCGCGCGTCGGCGCGATGGACTTCCCCTGCTACGCCAACGGCGTGACGGCGGAGGCCATAGGGGCCGCGCCAGTGACTTGCGCCTACCGCCGTCGGGGGGTGGTGATCGAGTGGCTCGGACGGGGCCTGTGCTTCGCCTTCGGCCGGGTGCGTCTGGCCACGGACTGACGCCATGACGCTGAAGACGGCCGGCATGGAGGACGACGGCGAGCGGATCAGCGCCTCGGCCTATGGCCGGTTGCAGGATCCTCCTATCGCGCCGTCGGCGATGACGCGGTTGTTCGGTCGGGGCCTGCCCAGTTACGAGGGCAAGGACGCGCATGGGCGGCTGTGCCGCCAGGTCAATCCGGCCGAGGCGGACCGCTGGCGGTCGCTGTATTGCACACCCAAGGTCGGGGCCGACGGCAAGGTCAGAGGCCTGCCGCCGGAGGGCGGATCGTCCAACCGGGCGCCGCCGCCGAACCCGCCGGGCCGGAAGCTGGCCGATGACGCGCCGCGGCGGACCGATCCGGTCCCCCGCAACATTTCGCCCGACGTCGAGGGGGCGGAGACCAAGGCGGAGCGCCTGGCGGAGGCCAGGGCCAGTTCCGCCGAAGACGAGGCCGCCAACCGCCGACTGCGGCGACTGGAGGTCGAGGGCAAGCTTCTGGACCGCGAGGCGGGGCTGGACGTCGTCGCCGCATTCGGCGGCGAGGTCGGAAAGATGCTGGATCGCATGCCGGGGGACTGCGCGAGCGAGATCGCGGCGGCATGCGGGTGTGACGAACACACGGCCTATCGCGCGCTGAAGGCGCTGGGCGAGATGATGAGGTCCGACCTTGCACGACATGCCCGTGCTGCTGTCGGAGACCTCGGGACGTCTGGGCGAGGCCGACTGCTGGAGGATGTTGGCGCAGGAGATCGCGCCGAAGGAGACGCTGAAGCCGCTTAAGTGGGGCGAACGCAAGCGCGTCTATACGAAGGAAGGCAAGTCCAGCCGCTGGCGGCCGGAAGCCACGCCGTGGGCCGCCGGGATCCTTGAGGCGCAGTCGGACGACAGCCCGATCAAGCGGACGATCTGCCCCAAGGGCACGCAGCTGGGCTTCACCGAACTGGGCCTGATCTGCCTGGGCGCGAAGGCGGAGGCGGGGGATTCGTCCCTGGTCATCCTGCCGAGCGAGACGCTGGCCAAGCGTCTGGTGAAGACCAAGTTCCGGCCGATGATCCAGACGACGCCGTCGCTGAAGGCGATGTTTCCGGGTCGGTCGGCGGACACCGGGCTGCACTTCTCAAGCCCGCAGGCGGACATCGTGTTCGCAGGTTCGGGCAGTCCGTCCAGCTTCGCCTCGGTGTCGGTCCCGTTCGTCATGGGCGACGAGATCGACCGTTGGGAAGGCGACCTGAAGGACGAGGGCGATCCCCTCGACCTGCTGGAAAACCGGATCGCTGAATACGGCTTCCTGGGGAAGATGTTTCTGCCGTCGTCGCCCACGGTCGAGGACGGGGCGGTCTGGCGGGCCTGGCTGGAATCGGACCAGCGCTATTTCCATTGCCCCTGTCCGCGCTGCGGCGTGTTGCAGGTCTGGCTGTGGGAGAACATGGAGTGGGACGGGCGAGAGACGCCCGACGCGGACGCCACCACGGTCCGGCTGCGGTGCACCCACTGTGACGAGAAGTCGCCAGAGGCGGAGTGGAAGGCCATCTGGGGCCGTGGCGAATGGATCGCCTCGGTCGACAAGCCGATCCGCAAGGACACGGCGGGGTTTCACCTGTCGACGCTCTATGCCCGGTTCGGGCAGCGCACCTGGGCCCAGCTGGTCGAGATGTATGAGGCGGCGGTGCGCAGCGGCAAGGAGAGCCGCCTGCGGGTGTTCTGGAACACCATCCTGGGCCTGCCCTGGAAGGTGACCGAAGACGCCATCGCGGCGGAGGAACTGCGCGCCCGGCTTGAGGCGGACGTGTTCGAGGGCGAATGCCCGGAAGACTGTCTGCTGCTGACGGCCGGCGTCGATTACCAGAAGACGTGGATCGAAGTCTGGGTCTGGGGCTGGACGCGCAGGATGCGCCGCTGGCCCATCGCCAAGGTGGTGATCGAACGGCGAACGCAGGACGGCAAGCTGCGATCCGCCGAGGCGATCGCGGCGGACCTGAAAAGCGAGGCGCTGGAGAAGGTCTGGCCCCACGCCAGGGGCGGCGGCCTGAAGGTCGAGATGGCCATTCACGACAGCGGCGATCACCCGTCGCTGGTGTTCGACGTGCTGGAGCATCTGCCGTCGGCGAAGAATATCGCGTCGAAGGGCGTGCCGGGCTGGAACGAGGCGGCGCCTGCGCGGCGCCCCAAGGTCCAGGACGTCAAACAGGACGGCAAGGTCGTCGCGGTCGGGCGCAAGCTGATGATCGTGCACACGGCCAGCGCCAAGGCCGAACTTTACGAGGACCTGCGCCGCGCCCGCGACGAGGCGGACGGCGAGCGGTTCGTCCACCTGGGCGAATGGATGCGGGAAGAGGGCCTGCTGGACGGCCTGGTGGCCGAAGAGATCAGGCTGAACACCCGCAAGAAGCCCTACTGGCATGTGGTGTTCGCCCGCAACGAGCCGCTGGACTGCGCCGTGCTGGCCCGCGTCGGCCACTGGCAGCTGAAGGCCCATCGCTGGGCCGAGAAGGAATGGAAGGCCCGCGAGATCATGGTGATCGCGCCGGGAGATCGAACGGACGACCGTCCAGCCGCCACGTCGCCCCAAGGCGTCGGAGCGGGCGGCCGGCGCATCAGAGGACGCATGCGTTGACAACAGTCAGCCTGGAAGACCTGCGCGCCTATGAGGCGCGTCTGATCAGGGCGCTGGCCGATCCCACGCGCGCGATCTTCTATGACGACTTCAAGCGCGAGAACCGCCCGGTCAGCGAACTGGAGACCGCGCTGTCGCGGGTGCGGGTCGAGATCGCCAAGGCCACGGCGAGCGATGCGCGCCCTGCGGCGCGGCGCATTCAGATGCGCCATCGGTGTTCGCTGTGAGTTGGCTCGCCCGTCTTCGCGGCGCAGCCGCTGCCCCGGCCCTGGCGGCGCGCGCAGATGCGCCGCTGGTCCGCGTCATGGATAAGCCGTTCCGAGGCGCCCGCACCGGTCGCGGCTCTGCCTCGTTCGAGGGGCAGCGCCAGCACATCAACACGGCGATCCGCCAAGGTGGCGCGCTGTTGCGGGAACGGTCGCGGTTCCTATGCCGCGAGAACCCGCTGGCCATCAGCGCCAAGGAACTGCGCACCGCCTACGCCATCGGCTGCGGCATGCTGCCCATGCCGGTCGGGCTGTCGGCGCCACGCAAGAAGGCGCTGCTGAAGGCCTTCTATGAATGGTGCAAGGTTTGCGACGCCGACGGCGTCACCGACTTCTTCGGCATGCAGGCCACGGTATCGGACGAGGAGTTCGAGGCGGGAGAGGTCTTCATCCGCCTGATCCATTCGGTGGACCGGCCGCTGCGCCTGCGTCTGATGACGTCGGAACAGCTGCCCTATTCGGTGGTCAGTCCGACCGGCGTTCCCGAAGGAAATGTCGTTCGCCTGGGTGTTGAACTGGACGGCGCGGACGAACGCGCCGCCTATCACTTCCTGCGCTACCATCCGGGTGACGCCACGGTGTCGACCTCGGACCGGATGCGGACGGTCCGCGTCCCGGCCGGTCAGGTTCTGCACGTCTTCAAGGCGCGCCAGCCCGGCCAGTTGCGGGGCCTGCCCCGCACGCTGGGGGCGCTCGTTCCGGCCAACAAGCTGAACGACTACGACGACGCGATGATCGACCGCGCGGTCAGCGGGTCGAAGGTGTCCGGCATCATTAAAAAGGGCGCCTCCGACCGCGAGACCGGGTCGAAGGCTCTGTCGGGCGCGACCGACAATGGCGACGGCAGCGCCAACCTGGATTTCGAGACGGGGACCATCCTCGAACTGGAGACCGACGAAGACTGGGTCACGGTCGATCCGCCGGACCCCGGCGCCAACTATGGCGAGTTCACCTATCGCAACTCGGCGCAGGCCTGCGCGGCGATGGGCGTGCCGTATCTGGAGGTGACGGGCGATCTTCGTCGGGCCACCTTCTCGGCCGGCCGCCTGGGCCGCATGCCGTTCAAGCGCCGGATCGAGCAGTTCCAGCACCTTCAGCTGTCGGTGCAGATGCTGCAGCCCGTCTGGATCGCCTGGCTGCGGGACGGGCTGTTGCGGGGAACGATTGTCCTGCCGCGCGGCGCTCCGCGCACCGTCGAGGCCTATAGCAACACCCGCTGGATGGGCCCCAAGTGGGAATATATCGAGCCGCTGAAGGACCGTCAGGCCGAAAAGATGGCTGTGGACGAACTCTTCGTGCCCCGCTCGGACATCATCGCGGAGCGCGGCGAGGATCCCGACGAGATCGACCAGAAGATCGCCGAGGATCAGAAGCGCGAGCGCAAGCTCAACCTTCGCCGGCCGGGCGCGACGGCGCCAGCAGGATCGGCAGAGCCGGACGAAGACGAACCCGACGTCGAGGATGAGGACGAGAAATGAGCATCCTGCTTCCGCGCGTCGCCGCGCGCCTGTTCGACACTCCGCTGCTTCTGGCGCCCGAGAAGGCCACCGCCATGCTGATGGGGCTGGGCGGGCGCATGATCGAAGGCGGAATTGTCGTCGTTGACGCCCCTGCGGCGGATGGCGCGCTGGGCGCGCACGTCGGTGTGCTGGGGCCGTGGGCCCGGCGGATGCAGACGCAGGAGCGCGGCGTCTATCCGGTGATCGACGGCGTGGCCATCATCGGCGCCGAGGGGTCGCTGGTCCAGAAAGGCAGCTACGTCGGCCAGTCCTCCGGCGAAACCTCGTATCAGGGCCTTCAGGTCCAGATCGCGCGCGCCAAGGCCGAGGCGAAGCAGCTGAAGGGCGTGGTGCTGGAGGTGGACAGCCTGGGGGGCGAAGTCTCAGGCGCGTTCGAGACCTATCAAGGTCTGATCGAACTGTCGAAGATGCTGCCAACGATGGCCATTCTGACTGATGTGGCCTGTTCGGGCGGTTATCTGCTGGCCTGCGCCTGTCGCCAGGTCGTCATGCCCGAGAGCGGCATGGCGGGCTCCATCGGCGTCCTGACCATGCACCTGGACCAGTCCGAAAAGCTGGCCAAGGAAGGCACGAAGGTCGAGTTCATCGTGTCCGGCGCGTTCAAGGCCGACGGTTCTGCCGCCGCGCCGATGTCCGACGATCTGCGCAGCCGCCTGCAGGCGCGCAACGACATCGTCAGGGAGCGTTTCGCCACTGCCGTGGCCGCCGGCCGAAAGGGCCGAATGACCAAGGCCCAGGTCATGGCGACGGAAGCCCGTCTCTACTTCGGCAAGGATGCGTTGGACATCGGTCTGGTCGACGCCATCGCCCCTGCCCAGGAGGCCTTCGCCAGCTTCGCGAAGGCCGTCAACGCCACCGTCTAACGGACCAAAGGAGACAACCATGTCCGATACCTCGCTGCTCGCCAGCGTGGCGGCTGCTGCTGCTGCGACCGCCACGCCCGCCATCGAAACGCCGGCGCCGCCCGCCGCCACCGCTTCGACGACCGCAACCGCTGCGCCTGCGCCTGCTGCGTCGGCCGCTTCGGCCGAAACCCCGGAACCCGCCCCGTCCGCCGGGGCCCCTGCCGCCGCTCCGGCGGTTGCCGCAGGCGCTGGGCTGACCGCCCGCACGGCGCTGGAACTGACGGCGCTGGCCTATCCGACGATGGCCGGGTCACTTACCAAACTGGCGATCGCTGCCGACGGCGGCGAAACGGCTTTCCGTCAGGCGCTGCTGGCCGAGCGCGGCGGCGCCCAGACCGAGCCGGTTTCGACCGCCCAGACCCGGACTGCGGTGACGGCTCCTGGCGCCGCCTCGAAAGAGGGACGCGGAGCCGGCCTGGTCGCCGCCGCCGCCGGACTGAACCCGACCACCTGATCCGTCTTCGGACGCAACCCGTCGCCGCGGCGACATCACAAGGAGGTATGCGATGAGCCTCGTCGCATCGACCGGCCCGTTCGTGCAGCCGACCCGGCTGTCCGACTGGCTGAAGCACGAATACAGTGTCGAACAGTGCCGCGAAGACGTGGCGCTGGCGGCGGGCGTCGGCACGGATCGCGTCGTCGTCAGCGGGCACGTCCTGGGTCTGATCGCCACCGGCGCGCAGACCGTCACCGTCGCCGCCAAGGCCGGGAACACCGCTGGCATCGGCGTCATCGCCACGGCGACGGCCGACGCCAAGGTCCCCGCAGGGCGGTGGGAAATCCTGATCATCGAGCCGGAAGCCAACGCTGGCCGGTTCCAGGTGCGCAATCCCAAGGGCAAGCTGGACGGCGCAGGCGCCGTCGGCACGGCCTACAACGGCGGGATCAACTTCACCTGGGCCGACGGCGCGACCGATGTCGCGGCGGGAGACGCTTTCTTCGTCGACGTCGACTACGCCGCCGGCGAAGCCTACGTCGAACTTTCGCCGACGGCGGCTGACGGCAGTGAAGTGGCCGCCGGCATCGCCATCAACGGCGCGACCGCGCCTGTCGGCGAGGCCGCGCGCCTGGTGGTTCTGAACGGCGGACCCGCCCGGGTCGATGCTGTTCGCCTGACCTGGCCGGATGGCATCACCGCCGCCCAGAAGGCGAAGGCCATCCGCGAGCTTCGCGGCCTGGGCATCCGCACCACGCCCTAACGCCACCCCGACACCAACCGCCTGCAAAAACGCCCCGGATCGTCCGGGGCGTTTCTTTTTGAGGAGAGCCCGTCATGGGACGTATCACCGCCGCCGACATCGACGCGGCCTTTCCCTACACCAGCGCCGAGATCACCGAGGCGATCAACACGATCACGCGGACCTACGGCAAGATCAACGCCATGGGCGTGTTCAAGCGCGAGAACATCTTTTCGACGCTGGTCCGCCTGACCCTGAACAACGGCGAAATCGTCATCCTGCCGGTGACCGAGCGCGGCGCGCCGTCAACCACGGACGAGAGCGACACCTCGAAGACCGTGTTCGTGGAATGCGCGCACATCCCGCACATCGGCAACATCACGCCGGACGACATCCAGAACTTCATGGACATCATCGGCCGCCAGACCGTGAAGCGCACGGTCGAGGGCGAAGTGGCCAAGAAGCTGGCCAGCCATCGTCTGAAGCACGACCAGACGCTGGAGTATATGGAGATGAACACGCTGAAGGGCGTGTGGAAGGACGGCAAGGGCCGCGTCGTCATGGACTGGTATGAGTTCTTCGGCGCCGAGAAGAAGCGCATCGCGTTCAACCTGGCCAGCGACACCACGGACCTGATCGCCAAGACTGACGAACTGTCCAACCACGTGCACGACAACCTGACCGACGACACCTCGGACGGCGTCGTGACCCTGGTCAGCCGCGAGTTCTTCAACCGCTTCGTCCAGCATCCGAAATACGAGAAGTATTTCGACAAGACCGACGCCATGAACCGCCTGGCGAACATGCCGTATGCCACCCAGGGCGGCGCGCGCGGCCGTCGCACGGTCTTCGGCGGCGTGATCTTCGAGGAATACAACGGGCAGGTGACCCGCTGGGATCGCAACGGATCGGGCGACCGCAACAAGGAGCGCCTGATCGAGGCCAACCTGGGCCACGCCATCCCGCTGGGCACGCAGGACACCTTCTGCACCTACTTTGGCGCGCCGTATTCGGTGACCGGCGCGAACGACGAGGGTCAGGACATCTACGTCACGCGCCACGACCTTCCGCACGAAGAAGGCGTGGAACTGAAGTCGCAGTCCAACCCGCTGGTGATCTGCAAGCGCCCCGGCGCTCTGTGCGAAGTCACCGCCGAGGCGTCCTAACCACCCACAGCCTTGCGCGGCGGCGGTCCCGATCCCTCCGCCGCGCCAAGAGCCCCCGCCGGGGGCATGTCGCGACCCTGCCGCCCGTCTGGGTCGGGCGCCGGGGTCATGCGGTCAGGACGGGCCGCGTGTGATGGCGCGGCCCGTCCTGTTTTTTCCAGACGATGAGGGTTTCGATGGACGCCGAACTCGCCGCCAGCGTGATCGACGACGCCTTCCAAGCCTTCGGCCGTCAGGGTTGTCGCTATGAGGCCCCGGCCGGCGGGCCGGTGACGACCGACCTGGTGCTGATCCGCCACCGCCGCGCGGCCGACCGGCAGCGGTCGGGCATGGCGTTCGGCCGTGGCGGGTTCGAGACGACCGACAAGCCGGAAGCCCTGCTGGTCCGCCGCGCCCAGCTGGCGCAGCCGGAGGTCGACGGCGTGTTCGTCATGCCGACGCCAGGGGGCGGAGAACAACGGTTCCGGATCGGCGAGGACCCGACCGAGGACGATGTGAACGGCATCGCCTGGCGCTGCGCCGTGGTGGCGCTGTGAACCGGATTCTGCAGGCGCACGACGCCCTGGCCGCGCTGCTGGAAGCGGCCTTTGCAGGATCCGGCGCGAAGGCGTTCCGGAACCCCGACGGCGCGCGGTCGTGGTCTGCGACCGACTTCGCCGTGGTGCTGGACGACGACGACGCCCCGGAGGTCCAGGGCGTCGTCTGTGGCGGCATCTATGACCTGAAAGCCAGCCCGATGGTCACCCTGGCGCGCAAGGCGCCGGAGCCGGATCGCCGGGCCGGCCAGTGGGATGACGTGTCGACGCTGCGGCTGGCGCTGGCGCAGGACCATTCGCTGGGCGGCGTCGTCGAGGATGCCCGGATCGAAGGCGTCGAGAGCGCCGAGCTGGAGCGCGCCACCTATGTCGGCGGTGGCCTGCTGGTCACCGTCCGCCTGTTGTTCGCCGCGCCGTCCCCGGCGGGCTGAATGGAGAGAGATCATGACCAAGACCGAAACCGCCAAGCCTGTCGGAAAGCCGAGCGAGATCACCGCTCCCGCGCGCGCCACCTGGCTGACCGCCCGCACGTCCGAGGCCTTTGGACCCAAGGGCCGCTTCCTGTCCCTGACCGCCGAAGAGGCCGCATCGGCCGATGAGGGCGTGCTGATCCGCCCGACGGCCGAGCAGCTGGCCCAGCGCTAGGCGCGGCCCGTTTTCGACCACCCCTTTTGAACCCGGCCCCGCGGGGCCTAGCCGGAGACCGCCATGTTCGGTTTGGAAACCCAAGTCGAGATCGGCCTGCAAGCCGATCCGACCACCTTCAACACCACGGCCCGCCGATCGCTGAACGTCTACAAGATCAGCGGCGGCCGGACGTCCACCCGTCCGGAGGACCCGATCCTGGGCGGCAATTTCGCCAACCTGACCGATCCGACCGAGCCGGGGCCCGGCCTGCCGGACCACAAGCTGACCATCGAGGCGCCGGTCTGTATCGCGCAGATGCCCTTCTGGCTCCGAGCCTTCTTTGGCGCGCCGGTCACCACGGGGACCACGCCGGACTATGAGCATGAGTTCAAGTCGGGCGTTTCGACCCTGCCCTATGTCTCGCTGCAGCACCGGCTGCAGGCCAACGACTATCGCCGCCACGTCGGTCTGGTCGGCGAGGAGTTCCGCATCTCGTTCAACCCAGAGGCCGACGGCTTCGCCCGGTTCAGCATGAGCTTCATGGGGATCGACGAACAGCGCGACACGGCGGCGGCGGCCGGCACGGTTACGGCGGCGCCGACGCTGGACCGCCCGGCCGAGGCGGCGTCCAACGTCGCCTGGAACGGGGTGGCGGGCGGCCAGATCATCGGCGGCGAACTGACGTTCAAGCGCAAGCTGAAGCGCGTCCGGTCGGCGGACGGCACGGGCCTGGCCTCGGCCATCGAATACGACGGCAAGTCGACCCTGTCGGGGTCGATCAAGCTGCGCTACCGCACGCAGTCGATCATCCAGGACGCCTGGAGTCGGACCGAGCGGGTGGTGGCGATGGAGCTTATGCGCGCCGCCGAACGCGGGCTGCAGTTCCAGTGCGGTCATGCCGTTCTGGACGAAGCGCCCATCGACATCAGCGGGCCGGACGGCGTGGAGTTCGATCTGCCGCTGAACGCCTATCAGAGCGCGACGGACGTGGCGCTGCTGATCGCCGCCCTGTCGGGCACGGCGTCGTTCGCGACGCTGACGCCCTGATATTGGGCCGCGGTCGTCGGCCCTTCGGGACCTCCCGACCCGACGCGGCCTGAAAGGCCCGCCGCTTCGGCGGCGGGCGCCCCTAAACGAAAGACATCCATGACCCAGATGGAAGACATGCCGCTGGCCGTCTTCACCCGCCGCCCGGCGGAGGAGCGGCTGACGGTCGAGATCGAGGGCGGTTTGCCCGCCGTGCCGGAGATGGAAGGCCATGCCGGCCACGCCGCCGCCCCGCCGCTGGTGGTGCGGTTCCGCGTGCCGGGACCGGAGGACGCGGCTCTGATCGAGGCGCGGACGCGGCAGGCGACGCTGAACCTGTTGCAGGGGCGAGGCGCGGAGGCGCGATACGGCCTGAAGCCCATGGGCGAACTGGACGAAGCGGCGCTGGCCGCCCTGGGCGGGTTCATCTCGGCCGTGGAGAGCGGCGCACACCTGATCGAAGCGTGGAACCTGGCCATCGTCGGCGCCGACGGCAAGCCCGAGCGCGTGCCGGTGACGGCGGAGGCGGTGGCCGAACTGTTTCGGGGGCGACCCGCCGCGCGCGCGGGCTGGACGCTACAGTATGACAACGCCTCGCCGCTGGATCGCGCCGAGGGAAACGGATT